TTTTATCCTTTCCAAAATCTTGGGATGGTCAAGCAAATATCTATGAACTGAAGAAGAAACAATTAACTTATTCGGATATCTGAATATTTTGTTTCTAATTGTTTCTTTTATTTCTCTTACCTTCTTTATCGGGTCAGAGTTAGTATAATCACTCCATTTATCCCCTCCAGAAAGTGTCTCATAATGACCAGTTGCATAATTTGCTGTATTCTGAGCTGCATCTGCAAGCCGTTTCTCTGTATCAAGCATAACAATTTCAGTAGCATATTCGGTAGTATCTGCATCATACTTGATAGGGTCATCTGCGTTATCTCTTACTTCATCAACCAGTTTCATTTCTGCAGAATATTCCTTTACTGAATATGCAGCAGATTGACTGATTGTCCACTCTACTTCTTTACCTCTCGTTCCTGGTGCCCTTAATAAATTAAAAACTTTAAAATTTTGTTTCCCATAAATGAAATAAACATTACTATCTTTTGTAACAGTTATCGGTGTAAATAGTTTTTCTGCAATAAGACCAGCATTTGTATATTTTATACTTACATTAGATAGTGCTTGGTCTATGTGTACATCTCTCGTAGTTGGTGTTGACATTGTTATTCACCTCCTTTTATTTATTTATAACACGGTCTAACTAAACATTCAAATACTTCACCTGCTGACACTGTTTCAAGAGCAATACCAAACACATTATGTTCAGTTGTTCTTGCTATTCCTTTACCGTTTGCATCAGAAACAATTTCATCATCTTTTGTTACTGAATCACCAGCAATAATTTTCACAGTATCGCCGATTGCCACTTCTGCCGCTTCACCGCTTTTCGGCTTGTTTTCAAGTGAACCTATAACAACAGCATCTGCCGTTGCTAATACAACATTACCAGATGACAACATTACCAAATAGTTATATTTGGAACTTAAATCTTCACCTGCTTTGAAAGTTAATACTCTGCTGTTTAAATTTTTTTGTGACATTTTACTTCACCCCCTTTTTATTTAAAATTTTATTTGCAACTAATAACGCATCTCTATAAGAGATATTTTTTTCAGTTGCTATTTTTTCTGCCAAAATTGAAAGTTCAATATTATCTATATTAGAACCTTTCCCCATTTCTGAATACATTTTGATTATATTTTCTCTTTCTTTATCCGTTACAGCAATATCCTCCTCTTTCGGTGTTGTTAGTATTTCACCAAATTGAACGATTTTTAATGAAACCAAATCTTTCAAAAACTTATAGAACAAACCCATTATATCTGTTTCCTGTTCCCCAAATTTAACAACTTCATTTGATTTAGTAAATACTTCAGTGAATACATTTATGTACTCATCAAATTTTGGAAGCAGTATATTTCTATTCTTTTCCTTTAACTCATCAAACATTTTTTTCACTTTCTCATTTTGAAGTTTCTTTACTTCCATCTCAAGTTCTTTAAGTTTGGTATCTTTTTCACTTTCTTTTGCAATCCTTCGTGGTTCAATATCAAATTCTTTTATTACGTGATACCATAAAAACCCACAATAAGCATTCGGGTCAGATGCTTTAGCACCGGGCCCACTAATACATCTATCCCACCACTCTTTAGGCGGTCTTTCATCTTCTTGCATTTTCTCTACCTTTGTTTCTTTAAGAAGTTTTTCAATATCTTCTTTTGACATTTTTCCTAATTTTTTAGCAACATATTTACTAACATAATCTAATTCATCTGAATCCCACTCATTGGGATATTTAACAGCAATTTCCCTTATTCTTTTTCTACTTTCTTCGTCATCCATTTCATCTTCATCGGTTTTTGTTACAACAGCAGGTATACATTTATTCTCTTCATTACTCCATTTCCATCCTTTTGGACATACTTTTCTTTCCAAATCTTCTTTTGATAATTTGGATGTGTCCATCGGTTCACATTTACCTGTATCATCGTTCCATTTATATCCTTCTGGACATTCTGGAATACTATTAGATTCCTGCTCTTGCAATTTTGATAACTTCACTTTTGTTATAATTTCTGCAAGTTCAGACACATCAACAACTTCCTTTTTCTTTTCTTCCATAAATTTTTTTACTTGCTCAACGCAGCAAGGAAAAAATTCTTCTACATCTTTAACAGTCCATAAATTAGCCATATCCTTTACCTCCAATAAGTTTTTTTCTGCAAAAGAATAAAACATATAATCTTTTGCTGAATATTCGCTATTATATAATGCGGTTATATCACCAATTCCTTTCATCGCTGGTAAATCTGCTCCAAGTAATGATACACCTCTTAATACTTTACCTATATTCTCTTTTGTTTCAGGATGTTTGAAACTTGTATATATTTCAGGAGAGATTTTAGTATATGCCCTTAACTCTATAAGTTCGTTAATCTTTTTTGGTACATCAATAAAATCTGCAAATAACTGGTCACCAACTCTATAAACATTTGATATATGCCCTATGGCAGGCATTCCATCATTTTTAATAAATGCTTGGGTTTCGTTATGTCCTAATTTTATTACTGGTTCGTGAATACCAGTTGTTATAAGTGCATTAGTATTTCTTGCTATTTCATCTAAATCGTCAATATCATAATCTGCTTTCTGACCATTCGTATCAATCCATTCCCCAGCCTTCGCTATGGGAATTGACTTAATTGTAAATGTTTTCTTAAACAAAGGTTCATCTTTTTTAGGTTTCTTGGCTTTTAATCCACCAATTATATGCACATCACTTGGAGTAGGCGACACACCACCCCAAATACCACCTGCTATATACCTCCTGCATCGTTCTTCAGACCACCATTTATCTTTCATACATTTATTTATCATTCTTTGTAATTCTGCTGGTTCTGGCATTGCTTCCTCCTGCAAAAATAAAAAACCAAAAATTGTTTTTCCGCCACAATCTCATTGAGATTATAACGCTCCGATACGGAGCAATTTTTGGCTTTATAACTTTATAAAATAAATATAATAGATAACTTCTAATTTGTCAAGAAAAATCTACTCGCAATTTTTTTAACTAGCTAACCAACGATATATCGTAGCACGATTTACATTGTATCTTTTCGCTAAATCTAAAACAACAGATTCTGATTTTTCATTTAATTTCTCGTGCCTATAAAAATAAATTTCTTTTACTTTTTGCTTTAATTTCTCTCTTAACATTTTATTCATATAGTTGCTCCTGGTTTATCAAATCCTTTATCTGGTTCCCATCTCGCAGGCAATTCATCTTCACTCCATTCTTCACCTTCTACAATAGGTATAAGCACACAACGGCAATTATAACCATTAGGCGGAATTATCCTGTCAATAACAGGATTAGTAACACTAAATACTTTACCATCAAGAATTGCGTGATTCGGTCTAACTCTATCATCCATTATTGCACTATATTGATATGCTACCACAAATCCTTCTAATGATGGGTCTTCAAAATATGCTCGTCTACCTTCATTATACGCTTCATTCAAATTTGTTCTCAGTATTGTTTCTAATCTAAAAGGTGTCATTTCATCAGGATCAACTACACCTCGTTGATAATATGGTTCCATTGATTTATTTACCTGTTCTATAAAATCTTTTAATGTAGCACCTGTTTTTATTGTATTATAAATCACTGGTTTAACAGTCCGCCAAATATAATCACGTTCCATTTGTGTCATAAAATATGATTTATTTTTGAAATAGTCAAGTGCTTCTTTGGGCTTCATATTTCGCAAATCAAATGCTTGGAATTTAAGTGTCTTTTTCTTGCTTATAATTTCTCGCCGTCCATCTCTTATTGCTTGCTCATAAATTTTGATAAGCACATCATTAAACAATGATTTTATTTCACCAAGATTTTTTAAATGAAGTTTATCAATTGCAGAAAGATTTTTCTCTTCTATTATTTTTTTCTTTGCAATCTCATCAATTAGTTCATTAACTGAATCTTTAATTATATCTGCAATTTTTATTGCATAATCACTTGTGTTAGTTTCAATAACATCTAAAATTCCATTAAAATCAGTTGCTTCTTCATATTTTGTAAATGTCCTTCTTCGCACTCCTGTAAATATCTTTTCTTTAAATTCAAAATACTTCGCTTCTAATTCCTGCTCTGGTAATTCAGTTTTATCAATAATAGGAGCAGGCAATTTCGTTTCATTTCGTGGTGGTAATTTCATCCAATCTCTTAATTTATCTTCATCTTCCGGTATAGGTCTAATTGCTTTTATTTGCACGCCTGTATAGTATTTATCTATAATCGTTCCTATATCATCTTGAACAAGTGATTTAAACCTAAATTTTGGATATTCTGTTACATTTAAATAATTATAATCAATAATTCTTCGTATAATTTGATTTTGTATTGCTTTTTCAGATACATCTTTACCTAATTGTTCAATATATGCTGAAAGTATATCATAATGAACTTTACCCAATGCGTAACTTCCTACACTACTTTGCTGTGCTGTAAGTGTCTGTCCTAATATCGTTTTTCTTATTTGTTCATTTATATAATTAAACGCATCAATAAACATTGAACTACCTCTTGCTTGCGATTCTTTTATTTCCAACTCCAATCCTTGCGGTATAAGAAGTCCAGTTTCTAATCTGAATTGTTTCAACATATTTAAAAGATTTGTTCTTACTGTTTCATCTATATTAGGGGGATGTTTCAAAACAGGTATTGGCATTCCATACTTTTCTAAAAACACAGCCCAAGCCCGTTCTATTACTTTTTTAATATACCACAAATCATAAAGCGACCTTATTCTTGGAGTACCAAAAGCATTTTCATATTTTTTATTAAATGAATAAATAACAAATTTTTCAGTTGGATATTGAGTTCCATAATCAAAACTTGAGATGTTCACTATACCATTTTCCCGAATATTATCAAAATCATCTGTATATATATTAAAGTATTTAGGATTTTTTGATTTTATTGCTTTAAGTATTATCTTACCTGCATATTTACCAGATTCTGCTTGTGTCCATATAAGTTCATTCAAAGAAACACCCATTTCTAATGCTCCCATAATTTCTCGCAAGTCATCATCAAACGAACCTTCAACATTTTCTAAATTATATAATACAAAATCTTTTTGTTCTATATGTTCTTTACTTTCAGAAGCAGGTATTACTTCCCAACCACTTGATAATCTTATTGTTTTAAGTGTATTTATTGAACTTTCTATTTCTGAATCTAACATCATTTGATTAAAAATATCAATTTTCTTTTTTGTAAAAAGAGCGTCTGGCGAATATG